ATGGTCAGTTTGCAAAAATAGATTATCAACCACCTATGGATCTTAGAGACTTTTATATTTTTCCTTATGATATGAGACACTGTGTATACCCATTTAATGGCACTAATGAAACTAGACGAACTCTTGCTGCAAATATGGATGTGCAGTTTGACCCTATAAGAAATAGAGGGGCTACATAATGGATAAACAATATTACATAGATAATCATATAGGTATATTTAAAAATTTTATGCCAAACGAATTAATAGATGGTTACACAAATTATTTTAATAAGTGTGAGCAACAAGGTGCAGTGTATCCAAGAAAAGAAGAAGAAATGTTAGTATCTGATAATGCAATAGATACTATTAGAGATATAAATGTTTCTTTAACCTATGTAAACAGACCTTTTATAGATATGTTTTTTAAAGATGTTTATCCTCTGTATGTTAAAAAATATTCATACTTAAAAAAATTATCTAGTCACAACATATTAGAAGTTAAAATACAGAAAACTAAAGTAGGTGAAGGTTATCATTTTTGGCATTGTGAAAATTCTCAAATGAAAGCTAGAAATAGAATACTAGCTTTTATGGTTTACCTTAACGATGTAACAGAAGGTGGAGAAACAGAATTTTTATATCAAAAGTGTAGATTTAAACCTGAAAAAAATACTATGTTAGTTTGGCCTGCACAATTTACACATCTTCATAGAGGCAACCCTCCTTTATCGAATGATAAATATATAATAACAGGATGGGTAGAATACGGATATTAATATGATAACAGAACCACGATGGAAATCTTATATTGTTGAAACTACACGACCAATCTTTACACCTAAACAATGTCAAATGATTATTGAAGCAGGAAGAAGTCAACCTAAAAATGATGCATCTGTTGGAAGTAGTAAAGGTATTAAAGGTGAAGGAGTTATAGATACTAAAACTAGAACTTCGCACATTAGTTGGATACCATTTAAAAAAATGCCTGACATGTACAAAGACATAGAAAAAATTATGAAAACTACTAATGGTAATCATTTTGGTTTTGATGGAATGCAGCTTACAGAATTTGCACAATACACAGAATATCCAGAAGGTGGGTTTTATGAATGGCATGTAGATAATGATGTAAACTGTCAACATGAACCACCGGTGCGAAAAATATCCATGACTTGTTTACTTTCTCCTGAGAATGAATTTGAAGGCGGGGATTTAGAATTAATGGCTGAAGGTAAATCTGTAAAAATAAAACAAGGACATGCAGTATTTTTTGCATCATTTATTAGACACAGAGTTAAACCTGTAATACGTGGTAATAGAAAATCTTTAGTTATGTGGTTTGGAGGAACACCGTTTAAATAATGTTTAGAGAACTACATTTTCCAACACCTGTTTATATTGCAGACATAGAGCACCCAACTCTTAATCAAGAATTGGAAAGAGATATTGTAGCTTGGTCTAAACAAGATAAAGGAATAGTTAGAACTAATGTTCAAGGTTGGCACTCAACTACTAATATGGCGGAGTTGCCTCAATTTAAAAAACTAGTTGATATGCTGTATGCTTGTCAAAAAACAATATACGAACAAGAACATTATGAAAGTGAACCCGTGTTAGGTAATATGTGGGCTAATATAAATCCACCAGGTGGAATGAATAGAGCTCATCAACACCCTAATTCTTTATGGTCAGGTGTATATTATATCAAAGCTCCTAAAAACTCAGGAAATTTAAAAATAGATGACCCAAGGTCATCAGCTTCTATGTGTAGACCCCAACAAAAAGAAGGTCCTATGCCTGCAAGATTATTTAGAGAAACACATTATAAACCTATTGCTGGAAGATGTATTATGTTTCCTTCTTGGTTAATGCACTGTGTTGATCCTAATAGATCTAATGATATAAGAATATCAGTATCGTTTAATTTTTTACAGAAAGGTATGTTTGTATGACATTTCAAACTAATAAATATCAAGTAATCAAAAAAGCATTATCTTATGAAATGGCTAATTTTATACTTAATTATTTTTTACTTAAAAGAGATGCAACAAGATTTCTGTATGAAAATAACCTCCATTCACAGTCCCCCATCCTTGGAACATGGACCGATAAACAGATACCAAATACATTCTCATGTTATGGTGATTTTGTAATGGATACACTATTAGTTAAGATGTTGCCTGTTATGAAACAACATTCAGGATTAGATCTAATACCAACTTATTCATACGCTAGAGCGTATAAAAAAGGTGACATATTAAAAAGACATAAAGATAGACCTAGTTGTGAGATATCCTGTACGCTTAATTTAGGAGGAGATCCTTGGCCTATATTTATAGATGGCACAGGATCTGATAATGTAATAGATGAATACAAAAATATCCATAAACCAAACGCTCCAGCAGGGACGAAAGTCTTGCTTGAAGTAGGGGATATGCTAGTATATAGTGGATGTGAACTCGAACATTGGCGAGAGCCTTTTGACGGGAACATTTGCGGTCAAGTATTTCTACATTATAATCATGTAAATGGCCCATTTGCTGACAAAAACAAATTTGATGGAAGACCTATGTTGGGTCTACCAGCATTTGTAAAATAGTATTATAATGAGGTTATATGTTACAAAAATTAGGATTCCTACCAGGGTTCAACAAACAAGTTACATCAACAGGTGCTGAGTCTCAATGGACAGGTGGAGAAAATGTTCGTTTTAGATATGGTACACCTGAAAAAATAGGTGGCTGGAATCAATTAGGAGAATCAAAACTTACAGGAGTTGCAAGAGGACTTCATCATTTTGTTAATAAAGAATCTACAAAATTTGCAGCTATTGGTACAAACAGAATTTTATATGTGTACTCTGGAGGAGTATACTACGACATACATCCATTAACTAATCCATCTGGTACAGCCATTACTAGTGCATTTACTACAACTAATAATGATGCAACTGTAACAGTTACTTTTGGTTCATCTCATAATTTTGTTGCCGGAGATATAATATTATTTGGTGATGCTTCTACGTTTAGTGCAATAACTAATTCTAATTTTGGATCAGCAGATTTTTGTGATAAAAAATTTATGGTAACTAGTGCACCTACTACAACTACTATAACTATTACAATGCCAAGTGTTGAAACAGGCAGTGGAGCAACTACTTCTGGAGGAATTACTTATTATCAATACTATCACGTAGGACCAGCTGAACAGATAGGAGCTTTTGGTTGGGGTATATCTTTATTTGGTGGTACAATTTTAGGATCAATAACAACTACATTAACAGCTCCGGGTTTAAATAATGATGCCAATGGTACAGGTGGGTCAGGAACTACGATTAATGTTGGAAGCACGACAGGATTTCCTTCTACCGGAACTAATTATTTTCAAGTAGGTACTGAAGAAATTTCTTACACAGGTGTAACAGCTACAAGTTTTACAGGAATTACCAGAGCAGTTAGAGGATCAACAAGAGCTGCGCATAGTGGAGGAGCTACTGTTACTAACACATCTAGTTGGACTGGATGGGGATCAGCTGCAGCTAACACCGATAAAGTTACAGACCCTGGTCTATGGTCCTTGGACAACTTAGGTTCTACACTTATTGCATTGATACATAACGGAGAATGTTTTGAATGGGACGGCGATGCAACTAATGCTACATCAACAAGAGCTACAATTATATCAGGTGCACCGACAGCATCTAGAGATATGATTGTGTCTACTACAGATAGACACTTAATATTTTTTGGTACTGAAAAAACAATTGGTGATAAAACTACTCAAGACGATATGTATATAAGATTTTCTTCTCAAGAAGATATTACAGACTATACACCTACAGCTGAGAATAGTGCTGGTACACAAAGACTGGCCGCTGGATCACGGATCATGGGATCGGAACTTGGTAGAGATGCAATTTATGTTTGGACAGACACATCTTTATTTACAATGCGTTTTGTTGGTGGAGATTTTACTTTTGCTTTTGCACAGGTTGGAACTAACTGTGGATTAATAGGTATGAATGCAGCAGTAGAGGTTGATGGTGCTGCGTACTGGATGTCTGATAATGGTTTCTTTAGATACACTGGTAAACTAGAATCAATGGACTGTTTAGTTGAAGACTATGTTTATGATGACCTTAATACAACATCTAATCAATTAATATATTGTGGTATTAATAACTTGTTTGGAGAGATTACATGGTTTTATCCAACAGCTACATCAAACGTAAACACTAGATCTGTTACATATAGTTATCTTGATTCAACTTCTAAAAGGCCTATCTGGTTTACAAATGCTAGTAGTTTGTATCCTAGAACAACTTGGGAAGACTCAGCTGTATTTGGTTTGCCTCATGCAACTAAATATAATGCCGGTGTTGATACATCATTTGATGTGACTGGTAATACTGATGGTACAACAATTTATTTTGAACACGAGACAGGAGTTAATCAACAAGAAGCAGCCTCAACAGCTGTAGCAATTCCTGCTAATATTACTTCTGGAGATTACGATATTACACAAAAAGTTGTTAGAGGGGCTGCAACTAATTTAGGTGATCTTAGAGGTGA